CATATACTCTGTCGTTGTTTAAACAATTTAAAACTTTTAATGCTTTGTGTATTGCTTCGTCTTTGCTTACCATAAACATTCTCCACATTTCTCAAACAATTCATCTAATGTTAGCTTTGGTTCAACAATCTCAATTGTGCCTTCAGCAGGATAATCAAAATATCTAACAGGTTGACCATCATCATCAAATAATACCCACATTACAAGCTCCTGTAATACGCATGTTCGTTAATGTATGTGGCTTTGTTATAGTCATATAACAAATGAGCTGTTCCTGGATGCCCTGTACTATTAAAGCGTACCTTTTGTATATGAACTTGCGTCTGTTGAGGATTATTAGCTACATCTCTCCAAATTGCAATACAATTATCAGCTTTGTTATACCAATGAGCAGAACCTGATATGTCATAAGGTCTTGGTACAGGATAATTACCTTCCTTGTCTTTAGCCATTTTCATTGGATGAGCCACCAAAAATAGATGTGTCTTGTATTCACGAGCTGCTCTACGCAATTCAGTCAATATACGACTAATGTATTCAGTTTCGCTTAATCCTGCTGGCCTGTAGTGGTCCATCTCATTCCAAGGGTCAATCACCAGCGCACGAGGTTGACTGATAGACATATCAAGCCACGGCAATGCTTCATTAATAATGTGCATAGGTGTGAACTCTGTTTCGCTTGGTTTAATAAACGAGAAGTTCTTATTCATTCTGTCTAGTGCATCATACATTTCTTCTTGCGACATACGGCTCTTACCAAAGAAAGGCTTTGCAGCATACTTCTCAATAATCTTTTTAGCGTGCATCTCTAGAGGATGATTTTCAGGACTGAACATAGCAATGCGATAATTGTGATGTAATGCAAGATTAACGCATAAAGCATCGAGCCATTCTGATTTCCCATGCGAAGGCATCCCTGTAATAACAGTAAATTCGCCATGCTTAACAGTAAAATATTCGTCCACATTTGTCCACCCCGTTGTATGTCCTTTAGCTATACCACCATCATAAAGCGCATCTATTTCTGTTAATAAACTTCTAGGATTAACTATCATAGTGATAGCTCCCCAAACTCACGATTTTCTATATTTCCCCAGTTATCCATTATTGATTGCATAAAGTAAGCATCCCAGTCTGTTTTTTTATAGCCCCTAGATTTACATGCGACTTTAAAATAATCAAGTCTTTTTTTAAGATTCTTTTTATTATTTTCTTTTGCCCATTTTCTGACTTCATCACTAATGTCAAAATCATCGGGTATAGTTCTTTCTTGGTTCTTGGTTATTGGTTCTTGGTTAGCATTGCGTTCGGATTGCGTTGGCAATGCGTTCGCATCTTGTAAGTTCTTGTTATTCTTCCATCTTTTATTAGAACTCTCTGAAGCCTTCAAACTTTTTGATTTATAGTTTAGAATTTCATCATCACATCTTTTATGAAAATACTTTGTTCCTTTTTTCTCAAAGAACTCATTTAGTATTAATTCAGCCATATTAATCTCTTGGTCTGTTTTAGCACCAATGAGCCTAATTGATTTTTTGTCTAATGGCTTTTCTGTGATGTAATAAAGGTCTAATAGCTGGCGATATATGCCATGCTCAATTAAACTTAAATGGGATGTGTCTTTACGATAGTCACCAATATGGTGTTGGTAGTAATACATATAACTCCCCAATGTTCCCTTATAAAAAAAGTATGGGCAGGATGGAAAGGGGGAAACATCTTTTCGGTCTGCATAACCTAGCCCATGAGCAGCATCTTAAATCATAACTAGAAAATGTACAATTAAAATTATTTATCAACTTTGCATAATTAATTTAAAAAAACATTTGACAAGTTCCGAGAATGGTATATGATGAACACATCAACAACGCAAACGGAGATACAAAATGGCTTACGCAGATTTAACCGATGCAGAAAAAAAAGAGCAAGACGAATACTGGAATTTATATCATTCATTAGTTGCTTATTATCGTCAAGAAGATTTATACGGTTTACATAGTTTTGATGATGATGAACGCTGGGAATTTGAATCAATGAAAAAAGAAATGCAAGATAGATTTGGTGAATAACAAGGAGATGACAATGTTAGATAACTTTTTAATTTTATGTTTAGGTGGTGCGGTGGTTTGTGCATTGTTTGCAATTGCAGGTTTTATCGCAGAATGGAGAAATTGGAAATGAGTTACGAAGATAGATTTTTTCAGGAAATGGATGAGTTTATGGCAAATGAAATTGAAGATGAAGCTGATGACATTAACTTTATTTACAGTTTAATTGAAGAAGAATATGTAGATTTGTTTTTAGTTAAAAAATCTTTACGTGCTATGTTTAAAGCTTATTGCAGTCGTATGCACAATGGCAAGCCTGGCGCTCAAGATAAAGCAGACCAAGATTTGTTGATTTTTGCTAAAGATTTAATGAAAGATTTGTATGAAGCAACTGAACAAATTGTAACTGAAAGGAACGTATAATGAGCCAAGAACAATTTTATGCAGAAGTAATGGCAGAATTAGAATTATTAGAATATAATACCAAACTTGGAATAGGAGAATCAGGTGTCACAACATTTATATACGGTAGAGGAAATTGCAGCACAGATGGGAAAATCTGGCAGGTGGGTTCGCCAGCTATGTATCAAAGGCAAATTAAACGCCATTAAAATGGGTCATGCGTGGGTTATTTTGGAGAAATGGAAATGAGTGAACAAATTTTAAACACAGAAGCAACTTTACGAGATGTTATTGCAATGTATGCTTTATCAGCTTTAATCGCTAATCGGATTCAGTTTCCTTGGCAAGAAGCTTATAAGATTGCAGACCACATGATGGAGGAACGTGCAAAATGATTACACATTTACAAATCGGTGATAACACTACTTTTGAAGTAGAATTTGAATATCAAGAATCAACATATGTTTATTTGGGTGATTTGGAAGCATTAGCGCCACCTAAAGCAAAATTTAAAAAAGTAATGTTTAGGGGTGCAGATATTACTGATGTAATTCACGATATTGGATTTGGTGAAGATTTAAATCTAATTATTGTGGCTAATATGGAGGCGATTGATGAGTAAAGAATATTTAGAAGCATTAATGAAATTACACGGACAAACTAAAAATTTGTGGGGTAAAAAATGAGTAATATATATAAAAAATTAATGGATGCTAGGCTAAAATTACAAAATAGCCAGCTTGCAAAATCAGGTCATAATAAATTTGCTGGTTATAAATATTTTGAACTTGGAGATTTTTTGCCAACAGTACAATATATTTTTAGTGAATTAGGTTTATGTGGTGTTGTATCTTATACAGCAGAACTTGCAACGCTTATTATTACAGATGGAACTGATAGCATTGTTATTACAAGTCCTATGGGTAGCGCAGCATTAAAAGGTTGTCATGAAGTACAAAACGTAGGTGCAGTAGAAACATATCAACGTAGATATTTATGGGTAACAGCTATGGAAATTGTAGAGCATGATGTATTAGATGCAACTACAGGAACGGATACAGGTAATCCTGTAAAAAAGCCTGAAGCTGTAACTCCTAACGCTGGTGCGCTAGATGGCATTAGTAAAGAGGATATGGATATTTTGCATAATTTAGCAGAAGATTTTACTTATCGTGTAAAAGAAGGTCATTTACATTTAGCTAAAGAAATTTGGGCATCACTTGATAATGAGCAGAAAACGGCATTATGGAGTTTGCTTGACAGTAAGACACGTTCAACTTTTAAGAAAGAAGGAAAATAGCATGGCTGAAAAGAAAGTATATTTTAATAGCGGTTTTCTTAACAAAGTTAAGGATAAAAAGTCAGACAAAGCACCAGACTATCGTGTCAACATTACACTTGATACAGATACGCTAGATGCAATCATTGCAGCAGGTGGTAAATTGCAACTTGCAGGCTGGGAACGTGAAGGTGCTAATGGCAAATATATTAGCTTTGTAGCGTCTGCTGATACATTTGTACCAAAAACACAAGTAACGGAAGAAATTGAATCGGACATCCCGTTTTGATGTAATTCGTTCTAACGAAAATGGGCGAAAGCGCTAATTTGTCTGTCGACAGGACTATGATATATTGTGCAAAAATCTATCAACCTGCGTTAGTAGCCCATCCACTTTTAGGAGATAAAAATGAAAGCTTTAACTATTACTTATTATGCTGATGGATTAATTGATGACTTTAGACGTCTATCACCACCTCTAGAAGATGCTTTAAACGCTCGCTATGCTGCCGTAGAAAGGATAAAATTTGAACTTGATAGTAAGTATCGTCTGCATCCAAATAACTTCGTAAAACACGCTTCTATGGAGTTAAAATGAAGATTGAATTTGATGTAGATGACAACAACATGTTGCTTGATATTATGGGCGGTGTTTTTGTTGCTTTGTTGCAACAGGAGCTAAAAAATAGCAAAGAAGCATTGCCAAAGTTTAAGCATCCTGATGATGTTAAAATGTATAAGCGCAACATTAAGGCTTGTAAAGCATTGCTAGATTATTATACATAAGGGAAAATAATGGAAGATTTAGACAATAAATACTACACAACGTTGGGTAAAAACTTGGCGTTACGTTTTAACTTAAATGTCATTGAGTCTGAATGGAATGAGTTAGGACGATATGCTTGGATGGTGTCACATTTTGTGCAAGCTGAAAGTATTAGAGATGCGAGGGAGGCTAAAAATAAATGATTATTACCGTCAATTGCTTTAAAGAAAATGAAGATGGCAGTGCATTGTGTGAAATTGAATTGGATAATGCTGCTAAACGCTATTTAATAGAGCGAGGTTTTATTACTATGCTTCAAACAGCGTTAGATAAAGACCCAGATTGGTGGACTGAACAAGATGAAAAACGTGCTGATATAATCGGGCAAAATGGTAACGATGGATTGCACTATGACTAGCGTATTCTATGAGAAATTTATAGCTGGAAAGGATAAACCTGTGAGTGATGGAATGACAGAGATGAGCAGAGAAGAGCAATTAAATAGAACCGCTGAATATTATAAAAAAATAAGAGATGAAATAAATAAAGAAAAATCAGATGGCTCTAGTGCTGATTATTATAAACTCCCGAAATTAGCAGTTGAATTACAGGATTTAATTAGCGAAAAAAATATGAACGCACAAATAGGTGAGATATTCCGTGAGTGCTATCGCTATGGTCAAGCATCACATTCTGATGAGCTACGGGGAATTAAAAAGATTTTGTTTTATGCTAACGCTGAATTAAAAAGGCTGACTAAATGATTGATATTATCATTCAATATTTGATTTGCTACGCTAGTGCCTTTGCATTAGGTTTTTGCACAGCATTGACACTAGTTTACGTTTATATGAAGTTGGCGCAGATTTAATAGCTATTACATGTAACGCAGAAAGCCGAAAAACTCGTTACTTGCTATATCCTCTGATGTCGGCTTAACCGCCTTAAAACTTAATATTTAGTTGCGTATTCAATCGCAGCTTCAATTGCTTGCCTACGATTTGCATTAGGATTAGCTTTTGCCCATTCAATACCAGCTTTATCTTGAGCAATAGCATCACGTCTATTTTGGTAAAGCAATGGATTAGACAATGTTTGATAAACGTCTGCATTTTCCATGGCTCTGTTGTAATCTTTGGTTCTCATAGCATAATCAGCAGCACCAGAAAATTCAGCAGCAGCATCTCTAGGTGAGCCTTCCGTGCGAATCATGCCTAATTCTTTAGTATGTTTATCTAATTCTGTAGGGAGTTCTTTTTCATACCAATTTGCATGCGCTTGAAATTCAGGCTGAATTACATCCGAAATACCATGACTAAACTTTTTGCCAAAGTCTAAAAATTGATTTAAATATCCTTGTGGAGTACCACCCATAGGGCTTTTAAGTGCATCAATTAGCATTTGTTTATAATCAGCCATTATTTAATCTCGCTTTGTTCTTTTATCCATTGTTGAAGTTTTAGCAATTGCATGACATCACTTGCACAGTCTACGGGCGATATTCCTTCGGTACTAATTGTATCGCTTTTGGTTGTGTCATTAGTTCTGCTGGTGGTTGTGGAAAGCTCGGACACTTTTGAATCACAGGAACTTGACTGCATCCACTTAACAGGATGACTAGCGTAATAAGACTTAATCGAATTGACTGCATTTGCATATTCCTTTGTCACATTGTTCGTAATATTTTGCGATTCTTTTAACTTTGCATCTTGCTCTGCCTTTGCAACAGCAGAATCATGCTCTAATCGTTGCACAAACGCTGTATAAACGACTTTTTCATGTTTGTAGCCCTCATAGTATCCAGTAAGAAAAATAATGGCTAAAACAGCACTTATTGCAATTTGTTTCCAGTAAGTTTGTAGAAATATCATTTCTCACTCCAATTCTTTGCAGCAATAGCAACACCAATCGCAGCGATGCCATCAGCAAAATCTTGGAATTGTGGAGCGCCTACAAATATAAATTTACCAAGCATTTCAAAGCCAGCAATAAAAGCAACTACACGATAAGCACAAATAGTGTCATTATCACGTTCAGTTAAGATGTTCTTTATAAACTTCATCATATTGCTTTACCTGCTTGAAAATCAGCTAATGTCAGTCCGTTAGTAAATTGTAAATGTAGTTTTTCTTGAAATGTTTTCCAACGACCAGCCCATTCTAAACCTAGCTTTTCGCCAATTTCACCACATTGCGTAATAAGTTCGTCATTAGACCATGCAGGTTTGCCATTCACCAAAGGTACAAAGTCAAAAGCTACTTTCCAGTTATGAAAAGATTGACCGCCTTTAGCGTTGGTGACTTTCTTTCCTGGCGTTGTACGACCTTGAGCATATAAAGCGTCTTGGGATTCTTTGTCACGATAGGTTGATGTGATGATGATGTCGATGTTTTGTTCTTTGCATTTATTGATAAACTCACTGCAAAGGGCTGCTACTTTAGGATTAAGGTCGGATAAGCTACGGCTATTTATCATCGTTCTTCCTCGAAATCTACTATGCCAATTAAATCCTCATCGTAAACATTGCACTCAAGGCATACGTGAAAGTCAGGGTCAGCGTCATCTACCTCGTATGGCTCGCCACATTCACTACAAAGCTTAAATTGTTTCATAGCCTTTTATATCCCCTAAATTTATATAGTCGTGCAATCTTACGAGCTTGTTTATCTGAACGTCTAACTTTAATATGCCGACCATTCCAGATGTTTTTGCCATATATTTTACGCATGCGAAGTAATATCATATAAAAAAAGCCCCGAAGGGCTATGCGTACTTGTTCTTAAGATATTTTAACGTAAGAGGTAATTCATCAAATCGTCCATCCTGTACATCGTAAAGCATGTAACAACCACGGAAATGATTATTTCCTTGTGCGCCAAGATAGTCTTCATTATGTTCATAACAGCTCCCACAAATAATAGCAGTCATCTCTGTGCCATCAGCTCGCATTCCATAAGAGATTTGACGGCCTTGTTGATGACCAGCAAAGCAACTCATATGTTTTTTAGTAAGAAGTGCTGCACTAGAACATATGGGACGACCCATAGCGCCTGAAACAAAATAATGGCTATAAGCAATACCATCAATAGTGACAACTTCGAGAAACGGAAACACCTCCCAATCTTGGTACGGAAGGTCATCAGTAGAGATAAGGCCATCTAATTTCCTATCATTGTTAATCGCAGTATTAATACGATTTTCATGATTTCCAAGCGTTAAAACCATGCGAGGTTTGTATTGTTTCTCTTTATTGCGTCTAGCTTTCTCATTAAAGTCATATAATGGCTTAAGAAGCGCATCCATTGCTTCCCTAGCAGCCCAAATATCTTTTTGATAACTACGACCTTCAAATGACTTTTTACCAACGTCATAGGAACTTAAACTCTCCATGTCCGCAAAGTCACCAATACAAATAATTACGTCAGGCTTTTTATCGACAATATATTTGCCGATACAGGTTAAGAATGTAAAATCATTTCCATCTTTAGCTTGTACGTCAGGTAAGACGAAATGCGTTCTAGTGGGTTTGTTCAGGAAGCTCATAATAAAGTTGCAAATCCTCATCAGAAAATAGCACTATTTTAGTACCATCTTCTAAATACATGATAAATTCATCATTGTCAATAGCTACTTCATCAATAACTTGTCCAACCATTCTGCGTAAAAGTGATTCTACTGCTTCATGGTCATCCATTATTTGTCAGCCTTGTTATCTAGTTTTTCAAAGATGCGGTTTAGCATATCTTCAATCTTATTAAAACGCTGTTCTAGTTCATCCTTGCGAACGTAATGAGTAGGAAGGTCAATCTCAATTTCCTTCATATCGTTTTTAAGGTCTTGGACGGCATCCCAAAGCTGACGAGCAAACCATCCAAGCACAGACAGAACAACACCAACGATTAAGTTAATGATTGTTTGGTCTGACATGTTATACCTTTACCCAATTTTCAGTTGGTAATGCAGGCCATGTAATGTTGCCAGCTACAGGATAAACAGCATATTGACGAACTGCATTACGATAAGTTAAAAATTCAGCTTGATTAGCAAGATAAGGATTAGATAATTGAGGATTGCCTACATCAGCAATCGTTGTCCAATCTGTAGCTGAAAGTAATCCTGCTGCTGTTTGTTTATTTTCTTCTGCTGTTGGTGGTGATGGTGGCAAAGGCCATGAGCCTGTAATATTTTCCCATCCATTAGCAATTGCTTGGTCAATTAAATTTTGTTGAGTTTCAGAATTATAACCATAAACTTGATTATCTGGTGCTTTAAAATATTCGTACATAATTTATCCTTAACGAAGTTCTATCCATGTTTTAGAAGCAATGCCACCACCGTTTGAAGATGCAGCAATATTATATACTTGACCATTAGGAACAATAAAATTAACACCTACAGTATTATTAGTACTATTTGCAAACTGATAAATCCAATTTTGAATAACAACACTATTTACAGTTACTGTAAATTGCGGAGCATTACCACCACCAGTAGTTGATATTGTTAAATAAACCATAATTGGTTTGCCTGTACTATTAGTATAATTTGTTGAAAATGCTCTTGAAGAAGATACATCAGTCCATGTTTGATTTACGCCAATACCAGCATTTAGATTGTTAGCTGTTCCTGAAGCATTTGTAGCAACAAGATTGCTTGGAGTTCCCAAATCAGGAGTTGTTAATGCAGGACTTGTTGAAAGAACATTTGAACCGCTACCTGTAGATGTTGTTACACCTGTACCACCATTAGCTACTGCAAGAGTACCTGCTAATGTAATTGCCCCTGTTGTTGCTGTTGATGGAGTTAATCCTGTTGTCCCTGCACTAAATGAATTTACAGCAGAACCTGCTGGACTTACTAATTGAAATTCTGTGCCATCATATACCACTTGAATGACTGCGCCTGAAACAATATCGCCCGCAACTAAAGCTGTTGTGCCTTGTTTAGTAATGGCTTTAGCACCAATAGCATTAATGTTAAGCGTACATGCGCTAGTATTTGTAGAAGGAGATACAAAGAAAAAGCGTTGACCTGTTACATAAGCTGACATACCCAAAGAAGCTGCAGCAGTCATTGTATTTGTACCGCTAGGACTTGTTAAGAATGTAAATGCTGAATCTTGAACTTGACCAGCAGAAGCATAACTTGCACGAACTGTAGCGTCAGCAACATTGGTGTGATTATAGCCACCCATAGGCAAGTTGCCAGTAGGTGTAGTTTGACCATCAGATGAAATAGATTGTGTTAAAGCTGTTGCCATATCATTTAGGGTTGAATTAGCCCATGCAGATGAAATGGTTGAGCCTGTTACTACAGGATTTCCTGATGGCAGATTATAAGTACCTGCTCCGTTACGTGCCATTTATTGCTCTCCTTGTTTTGCTCTCATTGTTCTTGCATCCAATAAGCCAGCATTAATTAAATCTTCCAACGAAGCTTCAGGTAACATATTTACTGCGCTTCCTGCTACATCACCAACTTTGCCTGCAACATTAGCGCCTTGACCTGCCAAAATAGCTGCCATGCGAGCTACACGAGGAGAAGCTAAAGGTGCAACTGCATGAAACATACTAGGCAATATTGCTTTTTTACCAAGAGTTAGAGCAATGTTAGCTAAATCTCCTTGTCCTGTTTTTGCAGGAATTGGATTCCATACAGAAGTATCTACGCCAGCTTGCGTTGCTTGCCTTATTTTTTCAGCATCGCTTAATTCATCCCAAGGTTTATAGCCAGGCATTTGAGTACGTTTTATAGCTGCTGGCATATCTGCTGGTAAATCTTTGTAATGTTGACTTAATAAATCCCAAGCACCTAGTCCTTCTGGATGCCCTTTTGTATAATCTTCTGCAAGAATTGCTACATCATGTGGAACTTGAAGTTTTCTAGTGTAGTTATAAACCATATCGTTATATAACTGTTTACCAAGTGGAGTAGCTTCTTTAACGGCAGCTAATGCTTCTTTGTTTCCTTCTTTAGCAGCATTATAAAGAGTGCTAAATGCCAAAGGGTCTTTATTAGATTCAAATGCTAATAAATGTTTAGGAATTGAACCGACTGCATTACCAGCGCTACTTAATAAATCACCAAGCTTTTGTGCAGCAGTAAAATTTTTAGCTGCATTAGCTAAACCTTGAATAGCTACCTTACCTTTTTCAGCGCTAGGAAGTCGTGTAAGTCCACCAATAGGATTTACTTCAGGTGTTAAACCTTCAAGTTTACTTGTTTCCCATAGATTTCCAAGCGTATCAGTAATGTTACTACCTGTAGGTGATTTTGCAGGTGCATTTTTAACCCAATCACCTAATTCATAATGCATATTGGGATGGCCTACAGGGTCTATACCAGCATTTACTCTTGCCCTTGCTAAAGCTAATGCTTTTTGTTGTTCTAATGTCATTGCCATAACTTTTTATCCTGTGGTGACATTGCAGCCCATTCTTGCGGTGAAATACCTTGAGGAATTTTAGTATTTAAAGCATCACCTAGCCTTTGCCCTGGAGTTCTAGTTGCAGGTGCTTTTGTAGCAGGTAAATTTGGATTTTGATTTAATTGTAAACTTTCATATACATGACGAGCTTCAGGACTTAATAAATCATTTACATTTTTATTTAAACCCATGCCTTGATGATATTGCTCATTTAAAGCACCTAAAGCACCACGTAGTAAATCAACGCCATTTTGAATATGAGTTTTTTGTTGAGCTTCACCAGCATTAGGGTCAAAACCTTGCTCCCATTTTGTTAATTCAGCTAAAGAACCACCGCCTGCACCTGAAAATACTCTACGCAATTCTGATGCTACAGCTTGAGCAGATTGTCTATATTTACCTTGACGTACATCGCCTAATGCTTTTTCTTCAACATAATTTACAATTGGATTAATAACAGCAGGTAAAACATTTGTATTATTTAACTCTTCTGTACGATTGTACAAATTACCCATGTGGTAAAGTGCTTGATTTGCACCACGAATAGCATCAGCTTGTTTACCTTTAGCAAATGCAGTAGCTGTTTGTTGACGCTTTTGATAATTTGTAGCATCAAATGTTGGGTCATATTGAGTAACAGCACCAAGCAATTGTGCGCCTTGTGGGCTTCTCATCATTTGTGGTGTAATAGCCAATTCACCATTAGCAGCTTTTTTAACTATTGCAGCAGCAGAAGGAGGAAGTGTTTTTAAAAAATCTTCGCCTGTAAGATTTTGGTTATTTTGTTGCACTGGTTGTGCAGTTGATAAATCAAATGGCATTATTTTGCCTCCTCAAATGATTTTCCATCAGGACTTACATAAGCTTTATTTCCATTTGCATCAGTATGCAATACCCATCCTTTAGAATTTGTCATTGGAGTGTTTGTATTAAGATGGAAAAAGTCTGGTTGTGGTTTTTCAGGTGCAAAAGCTTCACCTGTGGCTACTTTTTTTCTTGTTCCATCAGAATTGATTTGATAAGTAACTTCTTTAGTACCTTCACGTACTTTTTCAAATTGAACGCTTCTTGGTTTATTTATTGCTTGTAAATCTGATGGATTTTCAGTTTGACTAAATTTAGCAATAGATTCTGGTGTATATTCACTAGGATTAATTTTACCAAACATTGATTCCTTTTTTGGAGGAACTGCAAATATTTGTTCATGTGTATTTGGGTCAAAAAATACATCTCCAGCAGAACCTTTAATTGGTGCTTTAGGAGCATAAGATGCAATTTGATTTTTAACCAATTCAGGTGCTAATTCAGGCATAGCTTGAACAGCTCTAGACATAAACTCTTGTTGGCTTAAAGGTCGTTGAGTAGTTTGAGTCATGCCAGGAATATTGCCAGCTTCATTATAATCAACAGGTGTTTCAACAGTTTGTGGTTTAAGCAAATCAGCTATTTTAGCTTGTTGTGATTTTTGATATTGACCATAATCGTTTAACGCTTGTTTTTCTTGTTGCGTACCAATGTATTTATTAGCAATATTAGCAAGGCTTTGAGTCCATGATGGTGCTACATAATGCCCTGATACCATTTGACCTTCAGGCATAGCTTGCTCTTGTAATGCTTGAGCCATTTTTAATCTACGTTGTAGCTCAAGTTGAGCCATTGTGTCGTTTACAGGTTGTGTTGACACATCTTGTACCATGCCACCTGATTCGCCTGGCATAAGAGCATTAGCATAAGAAGCCATAATTATCCTTGTCTATATTGACCAATATTACCGCCCAAGAAATTGCCTTGAGGAGTTGAGTTCATAGGTTTGTTTTGTTGATACATTTGCATGTTTTGACCTGGGTTTGGTGCTTGTTGATTTTGCCCCATTGCCATTAAGCCTGATTGAAAGTTTTGTTGAGGCATCATCATGCCAGGCTGCATTTGATACGGATTCATTGGTTGTTGATATGGAAACATTATGCTACCAATCCTAAATATGAACCCAAACTACTTAATCCTGATGAAATCCCACCTAACAAGCCAGAGCCTGTACCAGCAGCGCCTAATGGAAGGCTACCTAAATAACCACCATTAATTAAAGAACCACCAAGACCCATTAAACCAGTGTTAAATGATGAATTAGCAGCATTAGCAGCGTTTGTAGCTCCAAGTCCAGAGCTATAACCAGCCTGTGTAGCACCAAGAATATCAGCACCTGCTGTTGAACCCATAGAGGCTGGATTTACATAAGAAGGCGTTGTTGTTGTTGAGCCACTACGCAAATTATTAAATTGTGTAATAGGATTATTAAGATTAGTTAATTGTTGGTTGAAAGCTTGGTTATTAGCATTTAAACCTGTATTCATGCCATTAATAATAGCAGAAGTTTGTAAGTCATTTTGATTTTGAACCAATTGACGTTTGGCATTTGTATAAGCTTCAGTACCAGGTGCAATACCTTGATTAGCTAAAGCTGCATCAGACATTTCATTTTGTTGTGCAATTTGAGGGGCTAAACGACTCATCACAGCATCAGAATATGTTTGACCTGGGTCAATTCCATAAGAAGGCAAACCTGATAAATCTACCCCTCCTTGCGTCAATGATTGAGTTACATTTGGAAGCCCTGCATTAGCAGCAGTTAAAGCACCTTGTGTAGCATTTTCGCTAGAAGTAAGGATATTTTGTTGCGGAGCTGAAAGAGTTTGATTTGCAGTATACGTAGGATTGCCATATTGGTCTGTTCCTGATTGAGTATAGTTTAATGAACCTGTAGGAGTGTTTTGATTTACACGATTAGCAGCTAATTGCAAACGAGTATTAGCAAGATTGCCTTGAGCAGTAGCATTGGCAGCAGCTACATAGTCAGGCTGTGCTGGTGCATCAGATTTACCACCACCATTAGCCATAGACATAAATGGGTCACGTACGCCTTGTAGTCTTAATTGAATAAATTTATGTTTCATGTTTTAGCCCTATCCACTTGCAATCTTTTTTATAAAGTGTGTAAATAATTAAATCACCATCGTAACAACCACCAGTAATTCTTGTTGCTTCTTTAAATCCGCAATGCTCTGTAAATCTTATTGAATCTTTATTGTTTGATGAAACTGTATTAACAATGACATTGACGTTTAGTTGATTAAAAGGATAATCAAATACCATCCATAAAAACTGTCTATTTAACCAACGTCTACCAATACCTGCACAGTGCATAGCGCACCGAGCATTTTCTTCATAACTGTCATACACTACACCAGCAATTAATTCACCATCTTCTTCAATGCCAATTGCTTCATAATTAAAATAAGCTTTACCAGCACCTTGAGCAACAATGAAATCACTGACTCTTTCTTTTTGCCCGATGATTATTTTACGCATTACAAGATAGCTCCTCCCTCGATAACGAGGTCAGTTGATACCCAATGTACTTGAATACCAGAACATGCAGTCTTAACAATTGGTGCGCCATAGTAGCCAACACCGTTAATACCTTGCCAGTTTTGCAATACTGATAAGCCACCACCCCATGTTGAAGCATCCCATGTTGCAGAACCCCATTTTGCATAAGAGTTAGGCGTATAAGTGAGTGAGCCTGTTGGTGTATCAGTGTTAAAGTCAATGTTTACGCCAGCAAAAATAGAAGGTTGACCATCAGTCCTAAAGATAGGACGTGACATTGTAAAACGCTTTAAAGTACCAGCATTATTAAAGTTATTAAATGCTTGTAAAGCAGTGCCTGTAATGTTATTTACATCGTCAGACAAACCATAATAAGCATGACCTACAAATCCATTCCCACCAAAGTAAGGTTGGTCGTTATACAATTCCATACAGTTAGCGTTCCAGCCTGTATAATTGCACCAAGCACCTGTAATCGTGTTCATTACATATTGTTGCTGATTGATGCCTTCTTGAATTGGTACGTTTAACCATAATTGATTAATTGTAGGCACGTAAAGAAGTTGCCAGCCAAAGTTACTACCATAATTTGTAACAGCATCTGAAATTGCATACTGAATTTTATCAGTAATTGCAACTTTAGGATTGATGCGAGATGATTGTAATGCAGCAGACATTGGTACTACGCCATCTTGTGAAATAAGCAACATATCACCAGCGTATTTATAAAGACTTCTAGCACCTACTGGACCACCTAAATCCCATACACCTACCATTGACCATGTAGATGTACTTGTTGGGTCTAAACCTTGATAAACGATGACTTGACCCTTATTTGTCACGATAACATAGTGGTCATTAACGCCATTACCAGCATCAATCGTCCATGTGCCATGAGCAACAATGTAACCACCTTTAGTCATAAAAGGCGCTATGTCAACGGCTGCTGCTGCACCTGCAATAGAATCTACAGGCAAATACCATACTTTAAGACTGTTCTTTTGAATAAAGAATTGACGTTGTGCATATAACACAGGGTTTTGCAATGTTGTTGCAGTAACACCTGTAATTGTAGGTGTAGACCATGATGTACCATCAAAGTTACGTGGTGCATCAATACCATTTGCCATTGACAAAAAGTTACCGCCAGAGGTTGCAATGTTGCAATAACCCCAACGTGAATTAGTCAATCCTGATACTACAGCAGCGCCTACAGAACCACCAGCAGAGCAGTCGTATACGTTACCACCAGAAATTGCAAATAACTTGTTAGAAGCTGCTCCAGCGTATGCCATGAGCGTTTCTACTTGACCTGGTAAACCTGTTGATGACTTTACATAGCCATTACGCAAAATTACTTCTGTTGTTGCAGGATACCAATTTTCAAGAATAACAGCTTCATTAGGCTGCATAGATGTTAATGAATCACGTGCGTTCCAACCACCTACAGGAGCTGGCAATGATACTGGCTGTGATACAGCCCTTTTAGCAATAGCCATTATTTACCTTTCCCAAATGGAAGTTCTAGGTTCATTAAACCTTTACGGCCAAGCTGACCCCAAGTTCCTTCTGTATATGGAGGAAGTTGTTGCATATTGCCTTCATTACCAATCCAACGAGGAGCATTACCTGCAATATCATACATTGATTCATTGCTAAATGAAGGGTGATTTGGAAGCTTAAACTTATCAGTAAAGTGCATTTGCATATCGCTAGGATTTACTTGTGATTGAGCTTCTGGGTCACCTGTCATTTGTCCCATAAAATAACCACGCATATCATAATCATTAGAAGGACGAATATGGTTTTCTAATAACCATGATTTATACATATTTTCAGTATTAGGACCTAATTGCGTTTGGAGCAATTTGGCTAATTTCATTGCTGTATCATCCATTATTAACTCCCGTAGTTAGCGTCTGGAATGTTCTCCCAACCAATTAATACATTGGCTGTTCTTGGGGCCATTGATAATGTTGGTGAACCTGCATCATTAGCTTTAGCGATGTTAAGTTGCATATCATAATCACGTTGGAATGCTGTTGTATCAAAGCCTTTAACTTCAAAGTATTTCTTTTTCAATCCTAATACGATTAATCGGTCAGGATAAATACATGTATCACTATCTTGAACAAACTGCGCTTGAGGTGTGCCTGTTGCAGATGCAGCCCAATATGATGAGATATACTCAAAGCTTAAATATTCGTTTGTAGATGTTAAAGGCCAAATTTGAAATTCTTGACCCATAATACGCCAACGGATACGTGGACCAGTTGAAATGTAAGATGATTTTAGCCATTGCCATTGTTGAGGTGTTTCAGGTCCCAACATTTCCCAGCGTTTAGATTTATCGTATTGTGTACGGTCTGTAATACGGTCAAAGCCTGTTGGCAAAGTATATTTAACTTGACCAAATGTATATTGACCATTGCCATCGCCTGTTGCAGCGCTGTTAATCGTTACTGTTGTGCCTAATGCTGATACAACGGCTGTGCTTTGAATAACGCCCAAGCCTTGAACTTGAAAGTTTGTAGCGCCACGAGCATTAATAAAGTTTACAGTAGCAGCATCTACGCCTGTAATTGTATAAGAACCTGCTGCAATTGCACCATTAGATTGTGTATATTGTGAATACCAATCGTATTCTGTATTTAGAGCTTCCCACGGATACTCTCTCGCAAGTTCGTTACCTGCTGCATTAATCAAATAATACATTTGTGTAACGTCATAAGAACTGTTACCAGCTACTGTATTAGGGATAGCCAAGCCCATTTCTGCTGACGCTTGTTGCACTAATTGCAAGAGAGTTGATGCCATATTATTCCTCTACATTTTCCTTTGCCTTTTTAGGCGTGGCTTTAGGTTGGTTCATTTTTGAGGCTAACTCTGCTAATTGCGCTTTTAATGCAGCTAGTTCATCATCACGCTTACGAAGCTCGTCTGCTTGTTGTTGTACTAATGCTGTATCTTTTGCACCAGAGAGATAAGCTTTTGCTTTGTCACGTAGCGCAAGTGGTGACATACCTGCTGCCATACCCAATGTATTTAATTGAGCATCAGAAGCTTGTGCTACTTGTTCTACTGTGTAAAATTTAAAGTGTTTCAATTCAGCAGCTACTGCTGCATTTAAGATAGGCCAATCGTGAAGTAATGTGCCTTCTACATCGCCATCAGTCTTTTCGTTTTGGTATCTCGCCCATTGAATAGGAAAGCGAGTTTTGTGTTCATCTGCTGCAAAAGTGTCAATGACAGAAAGATTATTGCCTGGCACTTCAATGATGATAAAGTCCCTCATTTCCATGATAGGACGGCCTTCTAAAGCGCTTTTAAACTCATTGTTAATTGCTTTTTGATAAAACTTTACATTAAGTCGTGAATCTGGGTTATTTACGTCAGTTTGATACATGAAAAATCTCCAAAGTGGTTTGGGGTTTGTAGATAGCTCTCGGAATGAAAACTACCTAGAAACCCACCTTCGAAAAGGTGAGTATCTTTCAGATTAAACTGAAGCTTTACCGAACCAACCGTACTGACCTGAAGCAAGAGCTACAGCAGGAGCGATATAAGCGCCACCTGTTGAAGTTGCTACAAAAGTAGTAGTGTTGATTGATACTGATGTTTCACCAGCAGTAAACGTGTTACCAGCTTTTGCTAATACATAACGCAAGCCATCTGAACCAAACACTTCATTACCCAATGGACCCATTGTAGGAATTAATGTTGAGCCATCTTGAGCTAGGTTAGTAGGAACAGCAGAGGTAAGGTCTACGCCAGAGATAGGGGTTACTGAATATGCCATGTTATATCTCCTTAAGCAGTTAGAACGCCAGAGAATTGAGGACCAGAGCTTGTCATGTTACCAGCCCAGCCAATCAATTTCACAACAGCGTCTTGGTTTACAGATTGACGTTCGCCACCGATAGGAGCAAAGTTACGGTCTGTGTGTGGACGGAAGTAAATGTAGTTAGTATTCAAGAACCACATGTGGTTTGCAGTTGCTTGGTTACCAATACCGCCACCTAGTACAACGTCAGCAGATGTACCGCCACCGTAGAATTTCAATGAAGCGAAACCAGCAGCGCCTTCTTCAGCAGAAGTTACACGTTGGATAGCTTGCAATGAGTTTACATATAGTGAGTAGTAGTTGTTGTCAGCTACGATTAAGTCAGCCTTATCTTGACCACGAACTAGCTTGATAGCCAATTGTGTCATGTAAGATTGAATGTTAGCAGCAGAAACAGCAGCACCACCGTTAGTCACGCCAGAGAACGCTTGGTTACGCCAGAAAGACCATGTAGCACGGTTAATACCACCATAAGTACCGCTTGATGGGCTATCAGCTACAGCAGCAGCCAAGCCTGTCAAGTTTTTACCACCGTTACCAGTACCGTCACCGTAGATGTCAGTTTGGATACGGTTAAGCAATTGACCTTCAGCAACTTGAACACGACCTTCTAACAAGTCGATGATTGCTTCTTTTGAACTGTTTTGCAACATTTCAAGGCCAGAGATAGTAACAGCACTAGCGTATTGAGCGATAGGGAATTGAGCTGCTGAAATTGGGCTGTTAGGCGCAATGTTCAATGTCTCGTAACCGCTGTATGAGTTAGTGTTGTTAGTGTTAGTATCGTTGTACATGATTTCTTCAAGAATCACGTTACCGCCAGAGAATGGGCGTACGTTACCACGTTTGCGTAAACGGTCTAGAACCGCATTGTTTAGTGTTACGTTGTCAGCCAATTTGCCACTACGACTTTGAATGGTAGTTGCAATAATGTCTGACACGGTTGAATTGGCAAATGCCATAATGTCACTCCTTATTTATTGTCAGATTAAACCGCTTGAGTGTTGCTCCATGGCTTGCATGATAGCTTCACGTGCGGAACTTGCGGACTTACCACCATTGGTCGCTGACGCTGTAGGCGTTGTTGATTTAGGTGAAAGTACCTTTGCTTTGGCTTGTGCTACCTTTTCTCGTTGAGCTGCTCCAAAGTTCTGTGCATGTGTTGCACTTACTTTTTGGAATACATCATCGTTTAATCGGATAGCTTTGTCATAAGCTGATTGAAGGTCGTTTGCCATTCCGCTTTGGAGTAATCCAGCCATGGTTTCACGCACTTCGTCAAAATAAGGCTTGTCATCTTTGAAAGATGCAATCTCATTCTGCAATTGGGCTTGCTCTTGCATCTCTTGTTGAGATTGGAAGCTCGTCCATTGATTCTTAATTTGATTTAACTCTTGGGCTAACTGTGAGAATTGAGGGTCATATCCTGTTTGACCTGTCAATTGACCTAAATTAACACCATAATCATTCGCTAATTGAGCAAACATTTGAAGCTTTTGCTCTGGCGAACCATAAACTAACTGCGAATGTGCATTCCCTAATTGAGAAATCCATCTTGCAGGGTCTATGTTGTTTTGTTTTAGCGTTTGTTCAAAAGGACGGATAGCTTCAACGATTGGAGCTGCCATATCCCATTGGTTTTTGTAAGTTGATACACCTTTTGCATAATCAGCTTCACGTTGCTGAATATAATCCTGCAAAGTAGGGTCTAATTTGCCCCAATGTTCCTCATAATCCTTTTTCCATGAACTAGGACGAGGTTTTGTTTCAACTTTTACTTCTTCTTGCTCATAATTATCATCAGATGCCTCTGTAACGCTT